AGCAGTAACAGGGGGTATTTTTTACAGCTCTAGTGACGCTTTTTACTTAGGGTTTAATAACTAATGAATATTTATTAATAAAATAAAACAATAAAACATGGCAAATTGGAAAAAGATTGTAGTATCCGGGAGCAACGTCTCTCAATTAAACAATGATGCAGGCTATTTAACAGCAGGTACTCTTGGACAAGTTAACGGATTTGCAACAGCATCTTTTGCAGGTACAGACCTATTAGCAAATAACATAACAGGGTCTTTAAATTTTGCTTCTTCATCAGGACAAGGTTTAACTATTTCTGCTAATGCTGGAAGTGATACTTTAACATTCGGTTTAGCAGCTATTCCTAATGCTAGTTTGTTAAATAGTTCAATTACTGTTGGAGGAACTAGTATTAATTTAGGAGGTACAGCTACAACTGTTACAGGTTTAACACTTACAGGTGTAGTAGCATCAGGATCATTCTCAGGATCTTTCCAAGGAGATGGATCAAACTTAACAGGAATTGTAGCAACAGGTACATCCTTACAGAACGCTATATCAGGTGGATTAGGTATATCGGATTTCGTATATAATAATACAACTCCAATTGAAGTATCAGTATCTGGAGCAGTAGATTTAACAGATAACGCTATTACGAAATGGGATACTGGTGATGGTAAATTCCAAACTTCTTCTTTAACAGATAACGGTACTGTAGTATCAGGTGTAAGTTCTATTCAACTATCAGGAGCTAATTCAAGCTTAACAGGATCTTTCACAGGATCATTTGTAGGAGACGGTTCAGGATTGACAGGAGTAGCAAGTACATTAACTGTTACAGGAGATACAGGAGGGACTACTACAATTGCTTTACAAACACAGCAACTTGATATTGAAGGTACTGCTAATGAAATTGAAACTACAGTATCACCACAAAAGGTTACAGTTGGATTACCAAATAACGTTACTATTGGAAACAATTTAACAGTAACAAACAATTTAACAGTATTCGGTACAGCATCTTTCCAACAAACAACAAACTTAGAAGTAGCAGATAGATTTGTACTATTAGCTTCAGGATCAAATGCATACGGAGACGGGGGTATCGTAATACAGCAAGATACTCAAAACGTAGGTGAATTATTTGGATGGGATGATGGTCAAAAAAGATGGGCAGTAACAGGAAGTTTTGTAGCTAATCAATCAGCATTTACACCAGATGCATTCATGGCAGCAGCTATAAACCTTGCAAGTACAGATCCTAATACAACAGGACCAGACGCAAGATATAACAAGAAAGGAAATATATACGTTTCAACAGCAAACGAAGATATTTGGATATATTCATAATAGTTACTAAATTAAAAAAGTTATATGGGATTAATTGATAAGATTAGACCTCAACAAAAACAAGAAGAAGTTGAAGGTTTAACAGTAGAAGAATTAAAGTTTTTACTTTTAAAGTTAAGAACAGCAACCTATACAGGACATGAATTTGAAACGTTCTATAACATATGGGTTAAGATTTCAAAAGAATTAGAAAATCTAGAAAAATAAACAAGAGCCTTAGGGCTCTTTTTTGTTAGTTGAATCTTTAAAAAAAAATTCATAACTTAAAAAGAAAAATATATGGATTTATTTACAATAGAAAATCTTTCACTAGATGAAATTGCAGTTTTAAGACAAGCATTAAACGTTATCGAGATCAAAGGATCTTCTGCTCAATTTATTGCCAATCTTCAAAATAAATTAGATAACGAAATTAATCAGATAAAATTGCTTCTTTTAGAAGAAGAGCAAAAAAAGCAAGCAGGAATTGCTAAAATAGAAAAAGCAGCTAAAGCACAATCGTAGTATATTTATATTATATATTATAGACCCGAATGGGAAGTGGGCCGGCAAACCGGTAACCAATCATAATACTACTTAATATGCCAAGTTGGAAAAAAGTCATAATTAGCGGCTCAAATGCTGCTTTAAACTCTCTTAATGTTTCTACATCACTTACTGCAAGTGGATTAATATACCCTACCACAGACGGTACACCAGGTCAAGTTCTTATAACTGATGGTGCAGGAAATTTATCATTCTCACCTGTAGAAAATACAGCAATTATTATCAAAAACGTTTCTGGAGTTACTATTCAAAAAGGTACACCTTGTTACATAACAGGTTCAGGAACATCAGGAAATTTAGCAGGAGTATGGCCAGCGGATGCTAGTAATCCCTTAAGAATGCCAGCCGGAGTAATAGCAGGAGAGACTTTAACAGCAGGTGCAGAAGGAGTAGGATTAATAAACGGATATATAGGAAATGTAAATACTTCTGCTTTTGCAGCAGGAGATTCAATATATGTAGCAGTAGGAGGAGGGTATACAAATATAAGACCTACAGGCTCTTCAGTATTAATACAAAAGTTAGGTAATGTAGAGAAATCACATGCCTCTAATGGTTCAGGAGTTATTAATGGACCAGGATACTACAATGAAGTACCAAACATTCAACAAGGATATACTTGGGTCGGTAATTCAAACGGTGTAGCAATTCCAATAGCAACATCTTCAATTCAGAATGTAATAAGCTCATCAAATGCTCTAACAGCTTCAAACATAACACCAGCCATTACAAATAATACAGATAATTATGTATTAACTGCTAATGGAAATGGAACAATAAATGGCGAATCACTACTTCAATTTGACGGTCAAAAACTAAGTGTACTGTATCAAGCAGGAGACGAAGGAGGAGAAATTCTTTTAGGAAAAGCAGCAACTAATACATCACTTACAGGTAGTGGAATTACTGTCGACGTATGGCAAAATAGATTAAGATTCTTTGAACAGGGAGGAGCAGCAAGAGGAGCTTTCATAGATCTTACAGCAGCAGCACCAGGTGTAGGAACTGACTTATTAGCAGGTGGACCAACAGGTGCAACAGGTCCTACCGGAGCAACAGGACCTCAAGGAGCAACAGGCCTTACAGGACCAACAGGAGTAAGCGGAGCTACGGGAGTAGTCGGAGTAAGTGGAGCTACGGGATTAACCGGACCAACTGGAGTATCTGGTGCTACAGGAGTAATAGGAGTAAGTGGTGCAACCGGTCTTACAGGAGCGACTGGTTTAACAGGTGCTACAGGATTAACCGGTGCTACAGGGGTAGTAGGTGTGAGTGGAGCAACAGGTTTGACAGGAGCAACAGGACTTACAGGTTCGACAGGTATTCAAGGAGCAACTGGTATAACAGGTGCAACAGGATTAACAGGAGCTACAGGACCGCAAGGAGCTACAGGACTTACAGGGCCAACTGGAGTAAGTGGAGCAACAGGTGTAATAGGTGTAAGCGGAGCAACAGGAGTAATAGGGGTATCTGGTGCAACAGGTCTGATAGGGCCAACAGGGGTAACAGGTGCTACAGGTCCAGTTGGAGCAACTGGTGCTGATGGATCTTTTGGTGGAGCTACTTTTGATTATACATACGATACAACACTTACAGCATCAGACCCGGGACAAGGAAAAGTAAGATTAAATAGTGCTACAGAAAATGCTGCAACAGCAATGTACGTCGACTCACTAAATGACCAAGGTACAGATATTTCATCATTTTTAACCACAATAAATAGTGTAACATCATTAATTAAAGGATACGTAAGAATAGCAAATAGAACAGATGCTACTCAATTCTTATTATTTCAAATATCAGCTCTAACAAATAATACAGGCTGGTGGACACTTACAGTAACAAACCAAGCATCTTCAGCAACTTCACCTTTTACAAATAACGAAGATATTATTATATCATTTGTAACAACAGGGGATAAAGGGCAAACAGGGGCTACCGGAGCTACCGGAGTCATTGGAGTATCTGGGGCTACTGGACCAATTGGTGTAACCGGTGCAACCGGACCAGTAGGAGTAACAGGGGCAACAGGTGTAGTAGGACCAACAGGTGTGAGCGGTGCTACAGGAGTAGTCGGAGTATCCGGAGCAACAGGTTTAACAGGTGCAACAGGACCAATAGGGGTAACTGGAGCAACAGGTGTAGTTGGAGTAAGCGGAGCAACGGGATTAACAGGAGCTACAGGTGTCATCGGAGTATCCGGAGCAACAGGTTTAACAGGTGCAACAGGACCAGTTGGAGTAACAGGTGCTACTGGAGTAGTGGGAGTAAGCGGTGCTACAGGACTTACAGGAGCAACTGGAGTAATTGGTGTTAGCGGAGCAACAGGTCCGGTAGGAGTAACAGGCGCTACTGGGGTAGTCGGAGTATCTGGGGCAACAGGTTTAACTGGAGCAACTGGTGTAGTAGGTGTAAGCGGAGCTACCGGACTAACAGGTTCAACCGGACCAGTTGGGGTAACAGGTGCAACGGGTGTGATTGGAGTAAGTGGTGCAACTGGACCAATCGGGGTTACAGGAGCAACTGGACCAGTTGGAGCAACAGGAGCTACTTTGAGTGTAGTAAATAATACTAATAACTACGTTCTTACAGCAACAGGAGGTTCAACAGTAAATGGTGAATCTAATCTAACATTTGACGGAAGTACTTTAACTGTGACAGGTACATTACTTGCAACTGTAAAATCGTTCATCATTGATCACCCAACCAAAGAAGGTAAAAAACTTCAATACGGAGTATTAGAAGGACCAGAACATTCAGTATACGTAAGAGGAAGATTAGTAAATAGTAATATAATTACACTTCCAGATTATTGGCATGCTCTTGTATATAAAGATACAACTACTGTAAATCTAACACCAATAGGTAAACATCAAAACCTATGGGTAGAAACAGTATCAGACACTGCTATTACAGTAGGATCAGAAAATGAGATAAACTGCTTCTATACAGTATTTGCTGAAAGAAAGGATATTGGAAAATTGATAACAGAATTCGATAAGTAATGGCTGAAATTTATGGACCAAAAGTAATTAAGGATGGATTAATACTTAATTTAGACGCAGCAGATATAAACTCCTATCCAGGATCTGGAACGACTTGGTACGACTTGAGCGGAGGTGGTTATAACGGAGATTTATATAACGGGGTTTCTTTTACAACTATTAACGGAGTTAAAGCACTAACATTAGACGGATCTAACGACTGGATAGGAAACACAACACTACCAGGAAGTCATTCTGACTTTACATTAGAGTTAATGTTTTTTCACAACGGATTAGATCAAGGATCATCTTATGGAGTTATTTCTATGGGAACCAATGGTAACTACGGACCAATGTTCTACTGCCATTACGGCTGTATGGGATCTCATTACTTTCCAGGCAGCCCTAGCGGAGACTATCCTGGAGGAATGGGATACTGGGTCAACAATACGTGGAATATTTTCACATGGGTATTTGGAAACACTGTGACTGATAGTAACACAGGGTACCTTAGAACATACGTAAACGGAACATATGTTGATGGTACTACGAATTATAATTTTCACAATGGCGGTATGGGAAGAGGTTCTAATGGATATGCCTTAGGAACGTACTACGCAGGCGGTGCTCCTTATAAAGGATCTTTTTCTCAATTTAGAGTATATAACCGAGCATTAACAGCACAGCAGGTTAAGGACAATTACAATGTAAACAAAACAAGATACGGACTATAACATGCCAACATCATCAGGACCAAAAATATCAGCAAAACAGAGTTTAGTATTTTTAACAGATACTAATGATACTGCTTTGGGAATAACTCCTCTAGGGTGTGGAGGTTTTACTACAGCCAATCAAGGTATAAAAAACATACTAGATGGAACGATCTACCAATTTATGAATGGTATGAAGTTGACCGGAAGAGATTTTTTTACAGCTTTTGCTATCGACTATCCTGAAGGCTCTTATGGAGGAGATGGAGCAGGTAGACAAGGAATAACACCAGGATATGATGTAAGGTCTGGAGGAAAACTGTATGATGCTTCAAGAGCACTACACCTATGGGTGTATAATAACGATACAAACTCCTGGATTGATAATGGAGGTACAACATACTTTAGAGGAGCAAGATTAGCAGGACATTGCTACGACAACTACTCAGGAGCAGAAACAGGGTACTTATATGAAATAGGTTTATTTATCTCAGATTATAATACACTGAAGAGTACTTTTCCGAACTGTACATTTATTGTAGCAGGATCACATAGAGCTGATCAATATACAGCAGCTCTAAGAACAATTCTATATGACTTAGGAATGCCTACAGGGTATATTGACTCAGACTATATAGCAGCACCAGAGTGGATACTAATAGGAAGACCAGGTCTAGGAACAGGAAATGCTTTTGGATGGGTATATGAAAATTATACAACAAATGCTGCACAAGTAGCACATGTTAATTTTGGACTTCCAATTAAAGCAAGAGGGTCAATGTATTTTGATGGAAGTAACGATTACGTTTCTGTAACTGATTCAACAGCTCTGGATATAGCAGGAGATAAAACACTTTCTTGCTGGGTAAATTTTGCATCAGATGCAAGTTGTGGCATAGTAGGAAAATCTTCATCAGCGACTTACGGAATGGCATTAGGATACGGATGGAATGGAAATGGATTTATGGCTTTGGCTTGGAATAGTGCAAATGCTCCGTATATTGCTAAAGATGCAGGAAGAGATTATGGAAAATGGGTATACTTGAATGCTGTACAAGAAGGAAGTACTAGGTACATTTACGTGTGGGATGCCCAAGGATTGAGAACATCTAGCTATTCAGGAGGAACACATACTTGGAACAATAACGTACCTCTTATGATTGGAAACGCAAACAACGGAAGTAATCCAGCACCAGCAGGTACTTTAATCTCACAAGTTACAGTACATAATACGGCACTTACTCCACTTGAAATAGAAGCTAATTTTAAAATGCATAAAAGTAAATACGGTTTATAATATGGCAGTAGCACAAGGATACGGAAAAACAGTCACATCAGGATCGGTGTTTGCTTATGACGTAGCAGATACTAGAAATAGCTATATTGGACAGCCTACTACAAATTTAGTACTCTTTAATGTTACGGTTGCTAATTTTAATAATGATTATGGAGCAAATCTTGTTAGTCAAACAGCTGATTACAACATAACCTATAGAGGAAGACCGTCAGTAAGGGTTATATCTGTAGGACAGTGGAATTTATACAGAGCAGGAAGACCGGGAAACTTTACAGCAACTAGTAGTACTATCTTTACATTTTCATGGAAAATGAAATGGGCAGATGGAAAAGTACCTTCCTTTGTAGTAGGGTACATTTATACAGATGCAGACTACTTTTACCCAGGAGTAACTGTTACTCCTTTAGAAGACGGATGGTATTTATGCCAAACAACAGGAGGCGGCACATCTTCCCCAGTATGGTTAGCAGGGTTTAATTCCTCTCAAACAGGAACATGCTATGTAACAGATTGGCAAGTAGAGACTAAATCGTACGCTACTCAGTTTACAACTGCTAATACAACAAGATCAGCAACACAAGGACTTTTACCATTGGTAGGAAATTCAACAATAGATTTAACAAACGTATCTTTTGATTCAAATGCTCAAATAACTTTCGATGGTACGAATGATTACATTGATTTAGGGTATGCCCCGTTTAGTGGAACAGGAGCATTTACTATAGAGACTGTATATACACTAAACACAACAGATACACACACTCTTATAGGAAATTATCCTGCAAGTTCTCTTCAATTTATGGGTAGGTACGGACTGTACATAAACGGTAGCTGTTATTTCCCTTCCTCTCTAGGTCCAGGAACGTATTATGCTGCCGCTACAAGAGACGGATCAGGAACCTGTAAACTATACTTAAACGGAGTGTTAGTAAACACAGCAACTAACAGTACAAATATAGGTACTAATTCTTTTAGAATGGGAACCAATACAAGCGGAGGTGAGGTTCTAAACGGAAAAATCCCTGTGATGAAATTATACAATAGAGGACTATCAGGAGCAGAAATAAGACAAAATTATTTACATTATAAAACAAGATTCAACTTAAGTTAATATTTATTATATATGAGTACACAATTTCCAAATAGAAGATGGTTGATAATACCAACCAGTATGACAGGATCGATTGATTTCAATCAAGTCTTAGAGTCATCACCAGAGAGTTTAAGACTATCTGTAGACGGTACTAAGACTTTTATTAAATATGAAATAAATGAAGTGTTAGAGGATATAGTACATACAGGAACTAATCTTATAACAGGAGAAGAAACAACTTCTACAACTCTTGCAGGAATATACGGAAGACCAAGTATTTATCAGGAAGGTGATACAGAGTATAATCATGAAGAAATTCTTCATATATTATCAACGGAAGAGTGGACAGCACCCTTACAAACTTTAGAATAATATGCCAGATATTAGAATAGTACCCGGAAATGCAATAATGAGCTTTACAAGTTCATTAAATTACATAGAAAGAATAACACAAGATCCTTCCGGATCCCTAACCCTATATGGTTCAGGGTCAACCGGAAGAACAGAATTATTTTCAATAGACGGAAATAACGGAAGATTATTCTCAGTATCTGATGATTTATCTGATTCTTTATTCTCAGTAAACACCGTAGCAGGACTTCCAGTAATAGAAGCATTTGCTGACAATACTGTTAAAATAGGAAAATACGGAGCTGAAGCAATTGTAATTTCTGGATCAAATAATTCTTTACAATTAAGCGGATCCATTAAAGCAGTTTCATTAGGAACATCTGCAGATACAAATGTAGTAGTATTTAACACAACTACAAAAGCGTTAGCATATAATACAAGTTTGAGTTTAACAGGAGCAACTGGAGCAGTTGGTGTAACAGGAGCAACAGGTCCGGTAGGAGTAACAGGAGCAACAGGTCCGGTAGGAGTAAGTGGTGCAACTGGAGTCATAGGTGTTAGTGGTGCAACCGGAGTAATCGGAGTATCTGGAGCAACCGGATTAACAGGGGCAACAGGTGTAATCGGAGTAAGCGGTGCAACAGGTGTAATCGGGGTATCTGGGGCAACAGGGGTAGTGGGAGTAAGTGGAGCAACAGGAGCCATTGGAGTAACAGGTGCAACTGGTCCTTCCACAGCGATTAATGCTACAAATGACACAACTACAACACTACTATACCCAGTAACAGTAGGTGCTGCAGGAAGTAATCAAACCCCTAAAGTTAGAACAACTGCTACTGCATTTAGTTATAATGCATCAACTAACGCATTAACAGCTACAACTTTTATAGGAGCTTTATCAGGAAATGCAACAACAGCTACAACAGCTACAACAGCTACAACTGCAACAAACGCTACAAATGTAACTGCAACCACATCTGCTACAAATAGTTACTTTAAAATACCTTTTATTAATCATACCGGTAATACAACAGGTAATTACGGATTATTACAAGATTCAGAATCAGGAACTTTCACCTATAATCCAAATGATAATCAAATAAGAGTAACTACAATTTCAGGTAGTTCAGTTAACTTAAATGGAGGACATGCACTTTTTAACTACTTAGGGATCTGTGTGCTAACAGCCGCTGCAGGTACTACTATAAGTTTAGGAGGAGGCCCTGGATCTGTATTTAATAATGTAAATATAGCAAAAGGTTCATTAGCAGTTAATCAATCATCTCCTCAAGGTATATGGCATGTTTATCAAACAGCATCGTTAGGAGGAACTGCAGGAAATAATTTAAAACTCCAGACTTTACAGACACTAGGAGGATCAGGAGGAAACAATGTATATGTAAAAGACTATGCCTACAGAGATGCTACAGGTACAACCTGGACTACTTGGAGACACCATAACTCTATTGATATAGACGGAGCTTACGATACACCAGGTAATAATACAAGAACTTGGTGGGAAAGAGATCCAAATGACCAAATACAACGTTTTGGTTCAGCAGCAAATATTACACTTACAATAGATAGCTCGGCAAACAGAATTATTGCAAGTAACATAGAGGTAGATCTTAACACAACCGGAATCTACAGTGATGGAGGGGACTTAGCAATAGGAGATTGGAATGGAAATGGCTATGGAAGTACCCTATATGGTCAAGGAGGAAACACAGTCTTTCAAACAGCCACAGGTTTCCTAAAATTTCAACAGCCGATAGAGCATAACAGTGCTATAGGTACTGCATCAGTAACAGGAGAAGTAGCATACTGGGGAGGAGGATCCGTAACAGCAGGTAACCTGTACTATTACGATTCATCAGGAAACTGGACAGCAGCAGATGCAGACAGTGAATCTACATCAACAGGAATGTTAGGTATTGCACAAGCAACAGGAACAGCTGGTAGTGTAGGAATGCTTCTAAGAGGTCATGCTAGATTTACAGCAAATTCACTATATACAGGAGTTACAACAATAGGAGCAAAATTATATGTTTCTCCAACAGCAGGAGGATTTACACAAACAGTACCTTCAACTACAGGGCAGGTAGTGAGAATAATTGGATATGTACAGAGTACAACAAGTGATCAAATTTATTTCTGCCCAGACAACACATGGGTTACATTAGCATAATATGGCATATATACAAAAACAGTTAGTATTCGAAGAAAGTAAAATATACTTCACAGATGCAACATCACCTACAGGTAGGAAGGAAGTGATGATGGATTGGGAAGCCCCTATCATGTATGCCTCAGCACAATATGTAGCAGAGAATGGAGGAAATATTCTAGAGATAGGATACGGTATGGGAATATCAGCAGGCTATATTCAAACCTTTAGCCCCAGATCTCATACTATAGTAGAGATACATCCTGAAATAGCAAATAAAGCAAACAAGTGGGGGGCTAGGAGAGGAGGTGTAACAATTCTTCAAGGAGATTGGTATAGTTTGACAAAAGAAATAGGAGGGCTTGGACCATACGATGGTATATTCTACGATGCATACGCAGATGAAAATATAAAACATTTAGTAAGCTTCTGTGCAAGTATAATCAACCCAGGAGGTAGATTCACATTATGGAACCCATTACCGTATCCATTTGGTAGAGAAGAACAAAAACTACCAAATGCAATAATAACATACGATACTATAGATTTAAAAGAAGTATATATACCAGATAATGATTATTATACAGCTAATGTTTATTATCTACCAAAAATACAGTTTTAATGGCAACGATAAATGCAACAACAGCACAAGGAGGGTATCTTCAACAATCAAGAGCGGCAAGTTTCCTTTCATGGGAGGATACGCTCTTTAACGTTGGTTCTGCAACTTCGGCAGACGTAAACGGAACATACATATATACTAGAGCACAGTATGTTGCAAGTTTTAGAAACCCCTTATGGGTGAGTCGAAGAAGTTATTTAGTATTTGATACATCAGCAATAACAGGAACACTCACTAGTCTTTCCCTTAACGTTTTTGTAAATTCCATACTCGATACTAACTATACTCCTGACATGATTGTGGAGGTAGTAAATAGCCCAACTCTCTCGACAGCCTTAACAGTCAGTGACTGGGCACCTTACTCCTACGGTGCAGTAACAACTGCTACTGCATTAGGAAATAATACCTGGAATACATTAACCATGAATAGTACAGGACTCTCTCAAACAGAAAGTAATAATGAAGTAACATTTTGCCTAAAAGATAACTACTACGACTATGCCTACTATACAAACTTGACTGATCCATTTGACGATGGTTATATAGAGTATAGGTATAACTATTCCGGATATGTACCATACCTGGATTATACAATGACTACAGGATATGGGCAGACAGTAAATGGAATAATTACTGCTAACTACCAGAATATAGATGGAGTATCTAAAATGAGTATAAGTAAAGTATTAGGAGTATAATAAAAAGAGAAATAGAATATGGTAACTTACGAATGGAATTTTCCTGCATTTGATTGCAGATTAGACGAACAACTTGATAGAGTTGTGACAGCAGTACACTGGGTATATACAGGTGTAGACGAAGACGGTGTAACAGGTTTTATGTACGGATCTCAAGCTGTAGGAGAACCTAACCCTGATGCTTTTACTCCTTATCCGCAGATAAGTAAAGATCAAGTTATTGGGTGGATAGAACCCGTTATGGATATTGAAACTATGCAAGAAAACATAACAGATCAAATCAACCTAACCAAACACCCGGTAATAACAACCCTACCAGCTCCTTGGCAAACAGAGTTGTAAAATTAAAAAACATTTAATACATTACATTATTAATCGATTAATATAGAAATAAGTTTCATGGAAATTAAAAAATTAACACAAGAAGAATTGTCTCAAATTGAAATAATTAAACAAAAGAGTCAAGCAATTGTTCAAGAATTAGGTCAAATTGAATTATTAAATTTAGACTTAAAAAGTAGAAAAGACAATGCACTTACCTTCTTACAAGAATTAAAACAAGAAGAGAGAACACTAGCTCAGGCATTAGAAACTGCTTATGGAAAAGGTACAATTGATCTTGAAAAAGGAGAATTTACACCTTTTGTAGAAGAGGTAAAGGAGTCAGAGTAATTACCAGTAAAATAGTAATGTAAATAAGGAGGGTTTCGACTCTCCTTTCCTATTTATTAAAGAATATATAACCTAGCACTATAGGATGGTTTACCAAAACCAGATGATATTTATAATAAATTAAAAAACAAATTTATAAAACATGGCAGAATCAATTATCTCTCCAGGAGTATATACAAGAGAAAACGATATCTCTTATATCACACCAGCACCAATTCAGGCAGGAGCAGCATTTGTTGGACCAACAGTTAAAGGGCCGAATAACCAGCCTCTCATTGTTACATCTTATAGTGACTACGTAAGAAAGTTTGGTGAAACATTTTTATCAGCTTCTAACAAGCAATACGAATTCCTTACTTCTGTAGCAGTTAAGAACTATTTCCAAAATGGTGGGCAAACAGCCTTAGTAACCAGAGTAGTATCGGGATCATACACAGCAGCTAGCAATACAACAATTTCAAGTGGAATTTTAGCTTCAACAGCATCTCTTGCAATCTCTAGTGCAAGCTTAGCACCATTCATTACACCATCAGGAACTTTTACATTAAACGGAGTTACCCTTGCAGTATCAGGAGGTGTAGCACAAGTAGGAACAGGTGCATTAATTAATGCAGCAAACTTAATGTATATTCCAACAGGATCTACTCCTCAAACAACAATTAACAATATTGTTAACTCTATTAACGTTAGTGGATCAAACGCATTCTACAGTGCTAACCTATCTAACATATCAGCAAGTATAAACGGTACTACAGGATTAGACTTATTTACATCTGCTTCTCAAATAGGAACAAATGTATTATCTACTGTGTTGAATGGGTATAGTTATGTATCCGGAAGTACTACTACTTATTTTAGTGGAGCAACTGGAACTGCAGTATTTCAAATACAAACTTTAGGAAAAGGAACTATATATAACAACTCAACATCAGCTACAGATTCAGGAGCTTTAAACTCAGATGGATCTTTAGTATCTGGATCTGCAGATAACGTAAGATGGGAAATTGCAAACGTAAACAATGCATTAGGAACATTTTCTTTAATTATAAGACAAGGAGACGATAGTGCAAATAATAAAACTATCTTAGAGACATTTACTGTAAATCTTGATCCAAATTCAGATAATTACATTGAAAAAGTAATTGGTAACCAGTACGTAACAGTAGCTACGGACTCAACTTCAGGAGTATCATATAACACTACAGTAGGTGAATATCCAAATGCTTCTAACTATGTTAGAGTAAGTGCAATTAATTTACCAACAAACTACTACTTAGCAAACGATGGTATAACAGTTAACAAAGATGCAAACAACCTATCATACTCAGCATCATTACCGCAAGTAACCTCAGGTTCATTTTACGGAGCATCAGGAGCAGTTAAAGCAGGAGCTAAGTTCTTTGGAGATATTACAAATACATCTACAGATGCACAAGGATTAGTAGCAGCAAACTATAATGTAGCTTTATCACTACTTGCAAATAAAGATGAGTACCAATTTAATATTATATCAACACCAGGTCTAATCTACAAAAACAGTGCTTTCACTTCTATAGTAAACTCTTTCATTTCATTAGCAGAAAATAGAGGAGATTGTATCGCAGTAATAGACTTAGTTGGATTGAGCGAACCAGCAGTAACAAACGTAACAGCACAAGCAGCTTCATTGAATAGTTCATATGCAGCAACTTACTGGCCATGGTTACAAATCAAATCTGCTACAGGTAGAAACGAATGGACTCCAGCAGGAACAGTTATTCCAGGAGTATATGCATTTACAGATGCAGCTTCAGCACCATGGTTTGCACCAGCAGGACTTGTAAGAGGTGGAATTGGAGGAGTAATTCAAGCAGAAAGAAAATTAACTAAAGGTGATAGAGACACTCTTTATGCAGCTAAAGTTAATCCAATCGCTACATTCCCAGGAACAGGTATATCAGTATTCGGACAGAAAACTTTACAAACTAAAGCATCAGCTTTAGATAGAGTAAACGTTAGACGTTTATTAATAGAACTTAAGAAGTTCATTGGTGACCAAGCAAGAAACTTAGTATTCGAACAAAATACTATTGCAACTAGAAATAGATTCTTAGCGACAGTTAATCCTTATCTAGAATCAGTAGTACAAAGACAAGGTCTTTATGCATACAGAGTTGTAATGGACGATACTAATAACACAGCAGACGTAGTTGATAGAAATCAATTAATAGGTCAAATATTTATTCAACCAGCTAAAACAATTGAATTTGTTGTATTAGATTTCACAATCGAACCAACAGGAGCAACTTTTGGATAATATTTAGAAAAACAGATATTTATAATTAAATAAGTAAACAATAAAATGGCAGTATTAGATCCAAACGAAATAATGTTCAGAGCCTTCGAACCAATGGTTCAGCACAGGTTCGTAATGTATATAGACAATATCCCAGCATTCATGGTTAAAAACGTGAAAGCACCGAACTTTACAGATAATGCAATTAAACTTGACCACATCAACTCTTACAGAAAAATAAGAGGAAAAAGAGAATGGCAAGATATGGATATGACTCTATATTCACCAATCACTCCTTCAGGAGCTCAAGCAGTAATGGAATGGGCACGTCTAGGATATGAATCAGTAACTGGTAGAGCTGGTTACTCTGATTTCTACAAAAAAGATTTAACTCTTAACATCTTAGGTCCTGTAGGGGATATCGTAGGAGAGTGGATTATTAAAGGAGCTTTCTTAACAAAAGGAGACTTTGGACAATTTGACTGGACTTCTGCTGACGGATTAGTAGAGATAGGAATCTCAATAGCAATGGATTATTGTGTATTAAATTACTAATAAAATTCAAATAAAAATTAACAAGCCTGGCATTAGCTGGGCTTTGTTGTTTTGAGAAAGTTTTTTTCATATATTTATATATAGAACTAGTTACTAACAGATAAAATTTATGGAACAAAAATTTAAACTACCTACTGAAACAGTAGAACTTCCTTCAAAAGGATTACTTTACCCAAAAGATTCCCCTCTAGCATCAGGAAAAATTGAAATGAAATATATGACTGCTAAAGAAGAGGATATTTTAACAAACGCAAATTACATTAAACAGGGAGTTGTTATAGACAAACTTTTACAATCGTTAATAGTATCGGATGTTAATTATAATGACATACTAGTAGGAGATAAGAATGCTATGATGGTTGCAGCACGTATCTTAGCATACGGAAAGGAGTATGAGTTTGAGTATGACGGAGTTAAACAGACTGTTGATTTAAGTAATATTGAACCAAAACCTCTTGCCCCGGAATTAGAAAAAGCAACAGAGAATGAATTTACATTTACACTTCCAAGTACAGGAAATGTAATTACCTTTAAACTTTTAACACACGGAGAAGATATAAAAATTGACCAAGAAGTAAAAGGATTACAGAAGATAAATAAAGATAGCATAAGCGACGTTACAGTACGACTTGCATATTTAGTTACATCTATTAACGGAAATAGAGATCAAAAAGACATTAGAGATTTTGTAAATAACTATTTCCTTGCAAGAGATGCTAGGGAATTTAGAAAATACTACAGTAGTATAAATCCAGACTTAGACCTAAGTACAACAGTAACAAATTCAACAGGCGAAGAGGAGGACGTCGATTTGCCGATAGGGATTACCTTTTTTTGGCCTGACGCCAGAATATAGGCTTGGAGTATTTACACAAATACATGATATAGTGTTTTTCGGAAAAGGAGGTTACGATTGGAACACTGTCTACAATATGCCTCTTTGGTTGAGAAAATTCACATATAATAAACTATATGAATTCTACCAGGAGAAGGAAGAAAGTAACGCCGACAAAGCAGTACAGGAAGGAATAAAGAGAGCTCTTATAGAGAGACAGGCTAAAGAATCCACATATATAACAAAGGCATCAAAAAAATGATGCCTTTTACTATTTATAAGTAAACCCACAAAGTAAATGGCAGTCAATAAGAGTACAGTTTCACCAGCAGATTTAAAAAACCTAAAAGAATTCAATAAAGAAGCTTCTGGACTAACTACTGTACTTAGAGAATTAGCAGATGCATTAAGTAAGAATGCAAAAGAAGCTGCTAAATTTACAGGAGAGTCTGCAGCTGCATATCAAACTTCCTTTTCAAACGCTGTTAATTCGGCTAAAGAGTTAGCAGGCTATACTGCAAAACAATTAGCAGATAAGAAAACTGAAGCAGAATTTAATAAAAAAGTTTTAAAGTCACAACAAGATCAAGCTAGAGTACAAGCTAAAATTGCAGAACTTGAAGATAGAAAAGCTACTGCAACTAAAAAGGAGCAGGAGTATATTGACAAAACTCTTAAGATTCTTCAAGATGTAGACGATGCAATAGAGTCTCAATTAGACCATGCAGACAAGTTAAAAAAGAAGTATGAAGAAATATCTAAGGTAGATGTCTTCGCTCCTTTTAAACAGATGATGGAAAAAATTCCGTATCTGAATAAAGCTTTACCTGAAATGACTAAGGCCTCTAAAGCTTTTAGAGACAGTTTACAGGAAGGAAACAGTAAGATGAAATCTTGGGGAGAAGGGGCAAAAGTTCTTTCGAACGGACTAGGTCAAGCAGCTTTAGGAGCAGTACTAGGTACAGCAGTTGACGAATTCACTAAATTAAACGAAAGATCAGTTAGTATGCAACGTAACTTAGGAGTATCTCGATTAGAGGCTCTTAAGATGAACGATGCTATGATAGATGCTTCTCAAGCTTCAGGTAAATTATATTTTAACTCAGAAAGATTTCAAGAAGCACAGGAAGATATAAATAAAACATTAGGAAGTAATGGTGCAATTTCTGCTGATATGGCAGAAAACTATGCAGCTTTGCATCACCAAATGGGACTTAGTACAGAAGAAGCTACACAATTCAGCTTAGCTTCTATGAATATGGGTAAGAATGCTAAGGACTATACAGCAAGTATTACCGTTCAAACTAAGCTATTAAATGGTCAGAAAAAACTCCAAATAGATAATAGAGAAATACTAAAAGGAGTAGCAAGCACTTCCACACGAGTACAGTTAAGCTTCAAAGCCTCAGGACAAAACCTAGCACAAGCAGTATACCAAGCAAAGAGTTTAGGTATGAGTATGGCGCAGGTTGAAAAAACAGCAGATAGTTTATTGGATTTTGAATCATCTATTGCAAATGAATTAGAAGCAGAATTACTATCAGGAAAAGAATATAACCTGGAGAAAGCAAGAGCTGCTGCCTTGACCAACGACATGACAACGTTAACCTCTGAGTTAGCTAAGCAGCAAATTACCGCAGCATCGTTTGGTAAAATGAACAGAATAGAGCAAGAAGCTACTGCTAAGATGCTTGGAATGTCTGCTGATGAATTAGGAAATTCATTAACGTTACAGGAACAGTTAAAAACAGTTTCAAAAGAATCAGGATATAGAGATGCCCAGTCTTTAGAAGATCTTCAAAAACAAGTGGTTATGAGAGCTCGTATGAAGGATTCTAAAGGCAAGGAAATAGGGATGGAAAAAGCGTTAGCTGAAATTGGGGATAAGAAATTAAGAAACCAAGTAGATGCAAATACGTTAGCAGAGAGAATGCAGCTAGAGCAGAAAAAAGCTGCAGAAGCAGTAGCTAAAGCAGTAGGGCCTGAAGGACTGCAAAAAACAATGGATACTCTTGATTCAAGTATAAAAGCCCTAACAGCTGCAATAGTGTTATTAGCAGGACTGCAGTTAGGTAAATCCATAGTAAATCCAATAAAATCTGCAATATCAGGAAATATGGGTAAGAGTGCAGCTTCAGCAGCAGGTGAAGCAGCAGGCCCGTTAACAAAATCAGGAAAACCTGATATGAGATTCTCAGCTAACAAAGCCGCAGGTAATGTAGGTAAACAAGCAGCAGAAGCAGGCGGCGGCGGAATGTTTAGTGGATTGAAAAATCTTGCAGGTAAAGCATGGGGAGGAATAAAGAGTGGGGCTTCCGCAGTTGGAGGAGCAGTGAAAGGAGCAGGAAACTTTGTGCTTGAAAAAAGTGGTGGAAAAGCCCTTATAGGATGGATAGGAAAAAACATAGGTAAACTTGTACCTAAGTTCTTAAAAGGAACAGGAGGATCTCTTTTAAAGAAAATACCGTATGTTGGAGCTCTAATAGAAGCTCTATCAGCAGGAATGTCAATATCAGACTTAGCAGCACAAAAAGACCTAACAAAAGACCAGCTTTATTCTGAAACAGGTAAAACACTTATAGGTTCAGGAATGGGTATACTAGGAGGATCTTTAGCTGCAACCTTAATATCAGCACCAGCAGCATTGGGAATACCGTCATGGCTTATGGCACCCTTAGCGTATACAGGAGGAGATATGTTAGGTAGATGGGTAGGAGGAGCAATTTCAGACTATATAGGAGGACCTTCTTTAGGTAAATTGGTAATAGATACTTTTGCAGGAGGAGGAAAAGCTCCAAAAGCAACTGCACCAGCAGGAGAAAGGAAAATGGCTACAGGAGGAATTGTAACAGGAGCTACAAGAGCAGTTGTAGGAGAAGCAGGTCCAGAAGCAGTTATACCATTAAGAGAGTTCTATGCTAAGATAGATGAATTAATCGTAGCAGTTAAACAAGGAGGAAACATACATATTGGAGCCAATAAATTAAATGAAGCTATAGGGCTTAACCTACATCCAATGAGATAATAAAATAAACAAACTATTTATAATAAATTAAAAACAATCACTATGGGACTATTAGATCTATTACCAACATCTAACTTAGGATTAGACGGAATAACACCGGCACAAATACCGAGTGCTAATCCAACATCAACATTACATTACCAATCGTCTATCAATGATCAACCAAATATTGATCAAAGCCCTTCTTCATTAGACTTAAACGGAGTACCTCCAACAGTATCACCTTCTGGACAAGGACTTCCGTACATGAATAATTTACCGGGTTAATATAAACTAAATGGCAGACGGATTAATAAATTTACAGACAGACCTTAAAAGTCTGAAGTACAGCTCTATGCCTCTTGGGAGCGATAAACCTCTTATAACTAAAAATATAGGGCAAGCACCAGGAAGTCAAATAGGTACAGAAATATCTCGTCGTATTGACGATACATCCCGTATTGCCCAAATGCTTATATCTAAACCAGGATTAAAGTATTTATTACATGAAGCCCAACTTCAACAAATAGGTGTTGGAGAGAGAATTAAGAAAGCACAGAAAGACGGAAAATCGTTAGCTGGAGCAGTTTTAGGACAGTTAGGAAATACAGCAGTTAATACACTAAAGATTGTAGGTTCAACTCTGGCACAAGTTCCTGTAAACGGAACAGGTACTCATTTTCTAAAAGGATTTAGAACCGATACATACCTACAGCCAACAAACCCAGGTAATACAAATGCCTTTACTCGATTTTTTGGAGCAGGAGGAGTAGAGGGAGCAAAATATGCCCTAAGAGGAGAAATAGTACCAGGAGAGCATAAAACAGAGTTAACAGACAGATACAGTCAATATGATTACGACGATTACCTAAACGCAGCTACTGGAAGTAATCAAGCAAGATTAAACGCTCAAGCAGGAAATCCAATAAAAGTAGCCCCTTCAGGAAGTGGTATAAGGCAGACTACTAAAAGTCCAAGAAGTATTAGAGGATCTAGAAGTAATGAACTAGGTACAATACTTCCATCAGAGTTTGTACAAATTACAGGAGATGAAACAAAAATCTCAGGAAATAAAGATGCAAATCAAGTATTTGATACAGAAGTACCAACAGAGTATACTTATTTAGTTCAAAAGCAGAACTTTAAAACAAAAAATAATAATGTTACAAAAGAGGCTAGAATACTTTTAGGAGATCAAGGAGCTAGAAATGATGTCTATAAGAAGATAAATACCTACTGGACTACAAGCCCAGATGAATCAGAGATAGATAGAATAAATTCACTAGCACCAAGTGATGGGAAAGTAAATGGAGAAAAAGAAGGTAGAGATTTAATTAAATTTAGATTTCATATACTTACAGCAGACGGAAAAGAAAAAGTTCTTTATTTTAGAGCATTCTTAGATGCGTTTGCAGACAACTACACAGGAGCATGGAACCAGGTAAAGTATCTAGGTAGAGCAGAAGATTTTCAAGTATATGGTGGCTTTCAAAGAAAAATTACACTATCTTTTAAAATAGCAGCAGCAACAAGATCCGAGATGAAACCTATCTACCAAAAAATGGTATGGCTTGCTTCAGCAACAGCACCAACCTACGCAAGTGGAGGGCAGTTCATGAGAGGAACTATAACAAAAATAACAGTAGGGGATTATATATACGAACTACCGGGAGTATTAAACAGTGTAGGATATACCTGGAATACAGAGTATCCTTGGGAAATAGCAATGCTTGAACCGGAGAATACAGGTGAAGATGATTTTGAACAAGAATTACCAATGGTAATGGATTGTCAAATAGACTTTACACCAATACATACATTTACTCCTACAACAGGATTGAGACAGTATATAACAACTAATTTAACAGAAAAAGGTAAAAAAGGTATTAAAGGTATAGATAATGAAAAAACAGGTATAGAACCGGTACCGGAAGTAGCAGTTGAAACAGCAGCAGCAGCGCCATTTATAGGGCCACTGCCTGAACCAGCACCAGCAACAACAAACGCTTTTGGGTTCCCAATCACAAACACAACCCAGCAGGCTACAAGACCTATACCAGCATTACTAGAACCGGCTCCAGTATTTGGACCACAATTACCTCCAGCATTTGGACCACAATTACCATAGTATTAAATGAAAAGATACGAAAATATAAGAGTACTACAATCACCAGAAGGTAAACAGTATAAAACAACAACTGTATACCCAGATACACCTATAAGTGATAATGACTATTATATAATAACTACGGCAGGAGATAGGTACGATACTTTAGCAAACCAATTCTATAATGACTATACGTTATGGTGGGTAATAGCAGCAGCAAATAACTCTGAAAGAGCTTCTTTAATTGTAGAACCAGGAATTCAACTTAGGATACCAGGAAATATAGATACAATTTTAAGCAACTTTGATGAAGCAAATCTTTAATTAAAATAAAAAATGGCAGGAGGTAAGATTATTGGAGGACCTTTCAGCAATGAAGTTATATCTCAATTATCCTTGAGAAGTAAAATTGTTTCTAAAGGTACTAGAACTAATGACGATTTAATATACCTAACAAGTAAAACAGGTTGGGTTAAGTTTACATCAGGAGTAGATGTAGCAGGTTCTTCCGCATTAGCTAGGAAGTACATACTAGTAGGAGGTGTTAAGGGTAGAACAGGTACCAATACATATAGTAACTTTACAGGAGATGATGGAAAAGGTTTTAGACCAATGCCAGGTATAACCGGAGTTACAGTAAATTCAGTAGGACAGTTTGGACAGTTAAAACAAGCTACAGTAACTTTTAATTGCTGGGATAGATCTCAAATTACAGAGATGGAGCTTATCTTTATGAGACCTGGATTTACAGCATTACTAGAATGGGGACATACTGTTTACGCTACCTCTGAAACAAACTATGTAAAAACCCCACAAACAATAACATCTTTCTTTACTAAAGGAACTACTAAAGAACAGTTGTATAAAGAAATAGCAGCCCTAAGACAGAAGAGTGATGGTAATTACGAGGGTATGTTTGGCTTTATAAAAAACTTTTCTTGGAAATATAGACCTGATGGAGGGTATGATTGTACAACAGATATCATATCTATAGGTGAGATCATGGAATCTCTAACAATAGACGTAGATACAGCATCAGTAACTAAAACAGAAGACTCTTCAGGAGATACAGGCGTAATCGTACCTGCTACAATGTTACAGGATGTATTAAAAACTATCAGAGAAACAGGAGCAGGGGGTGGTGCCTGGGAAAAAATAACAGCTAAGTTTCCTGAATTTGCATCTAAATTTGCAACTGTTAATGGAAGATCAGGTTTATTTCTTACAAATATGCCATTATCCAGTGTAGTAATTAACGGAAAAGGGCAACCACCAAAAGCTGGAGGTAAGTTTGTATACGTATCTTTACAATCTTTTTGTGATCTAGTAAATACGCTTATCATAGTAGATACTAACAAAAAAAACGTAATAAGATTAAATAATCAAATTGCACCACTCGGAGAGGTTAGTACAGATATTCCTTACTGTAGATTTAGAACTTACAAATTCCATACATCAAGCGATCCAGGAGTATGTATACTTATGACACCGGGTTCTAAAAACTGGCCATATAGAGAAGATGTAATATCAGCCATTAATGCAAATAGAACAGGATCTAGTGATGAAATTTTAAATATTTACATAAATGTAAATTTACTTGAAAGTGCTATAGCAGGCTTACTTACAAAAGAAAAAGGTGAAAGAACTCTTTTAAATTTATTTGAACCAATCTTCACAGAATTAAATGACGTACTAGGAGGTATAAACGATATAGGATTTCAGTACGAAGAAGATGAATTTACATACTATATTGTAGATAGAAAAGCACAAGTAGAAAATAAAGATGTTAGTCTTCTAAATATTACAGGATTAAAATCAACAGTAACTCAATTTGACTTTGTAACTAAACTCTCACCAGCAATTACAACCATGTGTGCTATCTCTGCTCAAGCAGGAACAGCAGATGTAGGGTTAGAAGCAGGAGCACTTTTAAGATGGAATGAAGGGTTAGAGGATAGGATTATTGGAAAAAAAACAGTAAAGACAGAAGATGATAGTGAGGAAAAAGCTAAACAGCAAAATGATAGACGAAAAGTCGTAACGGATACATTATCAGAAGTCTACAACTCTGCAATATACAATCAAGAAGCAATAACAGCTGCAAGAACAAATTATGCACAATACTCTACACAGTATGTACAATACTATGCAGAAGATGGGGAAAATGCAATTAATGCAGGACCGGCAGGAATTATACCATTCGAAGTACGAATTGAAATGGATGGAATCTCGGGAATAAAGATAGGACAAGCTTTTAGAATTAACCCAGGAATAATGCCATCTAAATACGATGGAGTAGTAGGGTTTATTGTAACAGGGTTAGACCATAGTATAACAGGTAATAGATGGGTAACTAATATAAAAGCTCAGACAATTGTACTTAAAGGAAGCGTTAACAAAGCATCTGGACCGACATACTCAAACGACTCTAATAAAGACGGAACTTCTAATACAGAGGAAACAGGCCTACGTGCAGCTCGTCCAACTTCGAAAAAGAAAGTAGCTTCTTTTGGAAAGGTAAGTGATAGTGTACCGCTTTATGCGAAACCTATACTAGACACAATAGCATACACAGAAGGAACAGCAGGAGCAGGAAATAACGGATATAACATACTAGTAGGATTTGGACAGATTGAAGGATGGACAGAGAACTATGATAAAGGGCATCCTAACAAATTGGTAACACTTAGTAAAACACTTAAAAGTACTGCAGCAGGAAGATATCAGTTCTTAACATCTACTTGGAAAGGATTAAAGCTTTCTGAATTTAATAAATCAAATCAAGATTTAGGAGGATGGAAACTCGTAAGTGGACAGAAAGCTGTTGAAAGCTGCTTTGCAACAGCTAAAGCTCAGATACAGAGCGGCAAAATAGACGTAAAAGCTAATGCTGGCTTCCTTACTTTCTTAGATAAGAATTATGCATGTTGGGCTAGTTTAGTAAATAGAAAAGGAGAATCAAAATACGGTGGCCAGGATGGTGGATTAGAACCCGTAGATATTTATGGTGTGTACATAGAAGCTGTAAAAAAATATACTTAAAAAATACCCTATACAGATAGCACATGAAACGATATATACCAGAATCTAAATATAAAAAAGCTAAGTCAACTGATGGTACAGAATTTGTAGAAATAGTTTCTAAAAAGAAGTACAAAGGTTTTTACATAGAAGATTATAAAGGAAAATTCTACGGTGGAAAAACACCAGAAGAAAACGGACCTGAGCTGAAAAAAATTTTACGAATACCTTTTGCGATACCTATAACACTTTTAGGACTATTTGCAGGAGTATTTAAAAAGAAACCAACTCAATCTGAAAGAGATAAAGGAGTAGTAAAAAGGAACTTTATTCAAGATAAGTATAATAATAAAATAGTAGAAACAGACCCAGATACTTACGAACAAGCTAAAAAAACTTTAGTGAATAATATTTTTGCAGAAGTGAACTGGATTATACAAGGGCCGGCTGAAGATACAATGTTTGGAAAATATCCATACGAAGGAGCAGAATCTAGAAATAAAAAAACAATTCAAGCATTAGAGAAGACTATGCCAGGAATTTCAACCTTTATAACAGATTATAAGTACTTAGTAGAAGAACCGGTAGTAGTGGAACCACAGGATACAACTTCCGAAACTTTTATAGAAAAAGATCTAGATGTACAATTAGCAAACGATCGAAAAGCAAATTTCGATACAAGAAAATAAATATAAGGCTTGCTTTTGCAGGCCTTTTTTCTTATATTAAAGAAAAGGTTGTAGTAAATGTTTTATATAGTAGAGACAGAGGAGCAAATTGAGCTTCTAAAAGATTTAGGAAAGAAAGGAGGTTACGTAGAAGTTATTTCTTCAAACGATAACTACCATCCGCTTCTTACCACTACCGTAGCAGTCTACCTAAGGCCTTTAGATCATTACGAAGGTTATATTATACCAGTAAGTCATGACGAAGGATTAAACGTATCAAAAGACTGTGTCTCTGATATTCTAAAAGCATACACAACACTTTATACATTTGATAAGAAAGAATTGATGTATCACTTTGTATTACCGAATGTTATAGATCTTTCCTTACTTCATTCAATGACTTCTTACAATAGACTTGAATTACCGAGATCTAACTCAACTTGTAATTGGTATTATAATCGCTTTCATGAATTTAAAGAAATAAATGCTATAATTCCAATATCAAAATTATTTGAGAAGTGCGAAGAGAATTATAAATCTTTAGAAAAGATATTGCAGATTGCAATACCCAATGGCTTTGATTTTTATAATAAAACTGCAACGTCTGTTTTCTTTATGATTGAAAGAGCTGGATTAAGAATAACTTACCAATCTTTTCTAGAATTATTTAAACCAAGTAATCCTGTTTATAGTATCGATAATAACATTATTTATACTTCATATAATTTATATAATACGACTTCTCGTCCAACAAATGCTTTTAATTCGGTAAATTTTGCTGCAATACCAAAAGCACCTGAGTTTAGAAAAGCAATAATACCTCAGAATGATGTATTTGTAGAAATGGACTTTGATGGATATCATTTAAGGTTATTATGCGAACAAATCGGATATGAATTAACAGATGAATCAGCTCACGTTCAATTGGCTAGACTATACTTCGGTAAAGATGAAATAGCTGAAGAAGAATATGCAAAAGCAAAACAGATTAACTTTCATGCCATTTACGGAAAGATTCCACCTGAATATGCTTTCCTAGAGATCTTTGATAAGATTCAGAACTATATAAACGGTCTTTGGAAGCAATTTAAAGAACAAGGATACGTAGAAGATCCAATATCAGGGAAAAGATTTACACAAGATCTTCCAGATATGCATCCGCAGAAGCTTATGAACTACATGATGCAGAGCTTGGAAACTTCAAGAAATATTCTTATATTAAAAGATGTGTTAATGTTTCTTCAAGATAAGAAGAGTAGCTTAGCACTCTATACTTATGATGCTTTTGTATTTGACTTTGATAAATCAGACGGCAAAGAAACATTAGAATCCTTAGAAAAAATAATGAATCAGGGAGGAAAATACCCTATAAAATTCAAATACAGTAATAATTTAGTTTTATAAAATAAAAACCTATTTATAGATGATACAAGATAATGTAGCGCCAGTAATGTTCGATTACGATATCGAATACAATTTTAATGCAGCCGACATGAGCAATAAGTTATTTTGTACTTTCTCTTCTGAACAGCAGTTAGAAGGCATATTAAGTACAATACAGACCAAATACAAGATCATTTATAATAAAATTTTCGTTCTTTATTCAAAGAGCCAGGATGAATATATTTGCACATATAATGTGGAATTTGGAAACGTTTCTAATTTCTTAGAAAATACTATCCTAGTCCATAGAAAAAAAGAATCAAACACTCTTTATACAATCAATTCATTGAATCGTCTAATAGAATCTCTGAATGGAGGAATCTTAGATACAAACTACAAAGTAAATTGGAATGACTACCAAAACTGCATCCTATTAACAAAAGGAGCAGAACTAAAAAGAGTCAATACTAAACTTTTTCGCATCATAGAATTATAAGTAAATGGAAAATTTTAATTTAAAAAAATTCTTAGTAGAAAACAAGCTTACATCTAATAGTAGGATGTTAAGTGAAAATACACCAGAAGGAGTCTTTTACGATGATCAAGAAAGAGGAAAATTATCCACAGCTGGAAAGCAGTTAGTAAAAGGATATATTAATAGTTTTAGAAACGGAGAAGATTCAGCAGAATTAAAAGGAAAAAATACACAACCGGTAATTCCGGTTATGAAAAGATATACTGCACAGAAAGTACAGCCCTACCTAACAAAAGTAAATATAGACAGGTCGCCCGAACTAAGAGGAACTGGTTTTGAACAAATTACATTTAATGGGCAGACAAGACTGCAGCTAGTAACCGATCTTACATCAGAAAAAGAAGGGGGAGATATTGAAGGTTCAAAATACAGAGCATTATCTGCAGTACAAGAGTTACAGGATGTATTTGGAAATTTGGCAGAAAGATTTAAAGTAGTAGTGACCTCTCTTAATACTAGGATAGAGATATACCTAAGTAAAAAGTGGGAAGAATTGGCACAAGGAAAATTAAATTTACTAGGAGAAGTTAAAAAAGTTCTTGAAGAAAATGGAGTAGAGCCATATTATAGCTCATATATTGGAATTAATAAAGGAAGAAATGGATACATTGTTACTGCTGAAGTTTATTCAAAAATATCTGATGAGGACTTTAGAATATTACAAGCAGCAATGAGATCCAAATTCGGATCAGATTTTATTAAAATGCCACAACCAGTAGCGGAATACCAAAATATACCAGACTTTACAGACTATAAAATATTCTTCACACCAGAAATAAAAAATACATATAAATAAAATTATAGTTGGAATAATCAATTATATTTCTTATATTATATAAATAAAAGTTTTAATTAAAATCAGTTACATTATGGACATTAATGCTATCAAAGCAAAACTGGCCGCTCTAAACAGCACCGGAAATCAAGACCGTGAGAAAGTAGACTTCGACAAAATCTATTGGAGACCTGCAAACGGAAAATCAACAATTAGAATTGTACCTTCAGCTTTTAATGCTGCAGATCCTTTCACAGAATTGAAACTACACTACAACATCGGGAAGTTCCCTATGATGTCATTGTCGAATTACGGCAAACAAGATCCAATTGAAGAATTTGTAAAAGAATTAAGAAAGACTTCTGATAAAGACAACTGGTCATTATCTGGAAAGTTATCTCCTAAGTCAAGATTCTTTGCTCCTGTTGTTGTAAGAGGAGAAGAAGATAAAGGAGTACGTCTTTGGTCATTCGGAGTTAACATCTATAAAGCATTACTTGCTTTAGCAGAAGATGAAGATATTGGAGACTTTACAGATGTAATCAATGGATGGGATATGGTTGTTGAAACTACACCAGCAGCAGGACCAGGTCAATTCCCAACTACTACAGTTCGTATTAAACCTAAACAAACTCCATTATCAGACGATAATGCACAAGTTGATTTATGGTTAAAAGAACAACCAAATGCCTTAGAAGTACAAACTCAGTACGACTATGAGTTCATCAAGAAAAAATTACAAGAGTACTTAAACCCAGGAG